CGCTCGCAGGTCGTGGCGATGGAGGTGCGCGACACGGTAAGCGCGATGATGCCGAGCTTGATGAAGGTGTTCTTCTCAAGCGAGAACGTGGTTGAGTTTGTGCCACGCGGGCCGGAGGACGAAGCCAGTGCCCAGCAGGCGACGGACTACGCGAACTATGTGTTCTCGTCTGACAACAATGGTTTCATGCAGTCCTACGCGATTTTCAAGGATGCGCTGGTACGCAAGTGCGGGATTGCTAAGTATTGGTGGGAAGAAACCGCCGAGGTGCGGATTGAGGATTACTCGGGTCTGGATGACCAGACCGTCCAAGTGCTGATGCAGGAGGACGCCGAGGTCAAGATTGTGATGTCCTACCCGGACCCTGCGATATCGCAGGAGCAGATTGCGGCAGTAGAAGCCCAGGCGCAAGCCGCTGGCGTAGCGGTGCCGCCTCTGCCGATGCTGCACGATGTGCAGATTAAGCGCGTGCTGCGCGATGGCCGTATCCGCATCATGGCGGTGCCGCCTGAAGAGTTGATTATTGACCGGCGTGCGAGGTCATTTGAGGAGGCTGGAGTCATTGCGCATCGGCAGATGTTGACGGTTGGCGAGCTGCTTCAGATGGGCTACGACATGGAGGAGATTGAGCCGAACATCTCCTCGACTGACTTGGATACCAATGACGAGTATCTGGCGCGTCAGCCTCTGTCTACGACGATGGGGTCCAATGACTCCATGAACCCGATGCAGCGCCGGCTGCTGTACGTCGAGGCGTATATCCGCGTCGATTACGACAATGACGGATTGCCCGAATTGCGCAAGCTCTGCTGCATGGGATCGAGCTATAAGATGGTGCGCAACCTGCCAGCGTCTTACATCCCGTTTGTCGATTTCCCGTTTGATCCTGAGCCTCATACTTCGCCCATCGAGGCGATGAGCGTTTTCGACATCACGCACGACATTCAAGAGATCAAGTCGCAGGTTCTGCGCAACACCCTTGATTCATTGGCGCAATCTATCCATCCTCGCACTGCGATAGTCGAGGGTCAGGTCAACATTGACGATGTGCTGAACAACGAAACCGGCGCAGTGATTCGGATGCGCGCCCCTGGGATGGTGCAGCCTTTGGCACAGCCATTTGTCGGGCAGGCCGGTTACTCGATGTTGGAGTACATGGATCAGGTCAAGGAAGACCGCACCGGCATGAGCAAAGCCGCGATGGGCTTGAATGCTGATGCCTTGCAGTCGTCTACCAAGGCGGCTGTGGCGGCAACGATCAGCGCAAGCCAGAGCCGCCTGGAGTTGACTGCGCGGATCATGGCAGAGGGCATGAAGAAGCTCTTTAAGGGCATTCTGTATCTGCTGACGACTCATCAGGACAAGCCTCGTATGGTGCGGCTGCGCAACCAGTGGATTTCAATTGATCCTCGCGGCTGGGATGCTTCGATGGATGTGGCGGTCAATGTTGGCCTGGGCAATGGCGATGTCAATGAGCGTTTGCAGGCCATGATGATGGTCTTGCAGAAGCAGGAGCAAATCGTCGGCCAGCTTGGATTGAGCAATCCTTTGGTAACGCCTCAGATGTATTCGCGCACCTTGCAGAAGGTGGTCGAGTTGTCAGGGTTCAAGGATGCGTCGCAGTATTTCCAGATGGTGCCAGCCGATTTCCAGATTCCGCAGGCGCAGCCTAAGCCTACCCCCGAGGAGGTATTGGCGGGTGTGCAGGCCGAGTCGATCCAGGCCGATATCCAGAAGAAAGCTGCCGAGTTGGAATTGAAGCGCGAGCAGATGATGCGCGACGACGATTACCGGCGCGATCAACTGGCTCAGGATTTCCTCTTGAAAAAATACGAGCTTGAATTAAAGTATGGCACCCAGATCAGCAATGCCGAATTAATGGCAGCGCAGAATATGGACCGTGAGGCAATGCGTCAGCAGAGCGCCATCGTGCAATCTGCTGTGCAGGCAGCGCAGGCGCAGCAGATGCAGCCTGTACCCATCAACCTAAATGGAATGGCTCAATGAGTGATGAAGAAGCAGTAAGGAAAGGAAGGAAGGCGCAGCAGATACTAGAGGACGAGACTTTGGTTGCTGCGCTGACGAAACTGGAGAACGATCAGCTTTGGGTTTTTAAGTCAACGAGGGCAGAAGAGACTACCAAGCGCGAACAGTGCTGGGCAATGCTCAAGGCCATTGACAACTTGAGAACCGAATTGACAAAGGTGATTGATAACGGCAAGGTGGCGCAGCGCGCCATCGAGCGGGTTCAAAACAAATAAAGGAATTTGACCAATGAATGCACCCACGCCCCAGGCAAGTGCGCCATCTGGCCCCATGAATATGGACCAAGCGGTCCAAGCACTCGCAGCAATACTGCCCGAAGAGGGACAACAGGACGGCGGCGGGACGCAAGAGTCTTCATCCGATGAGGAGGAGACTGCGGCGCTATCTGATGATTCTCTGGATACTGAAGACGCATCCAGCGAAGAGACTGATGGCGAACAATCCGAGTTAGAAGAAGACACCCAGGAGGACGACAAGCCCCAGGTCTTCACCGTCAAGGTTGACGGTAAGGAGATCGAGGTTAGCTTGGATGAACTCCAGAAGGGCTATTCGAGGACTCAGGATTACACCCGAAAGACGCAGCAAGTGGCCGAGGTGCGTAAAGCTGCCGAAGCTGAGTTGCAAGCGATTCGGGCCGAGCGAGAGCAATATGCTCAGTTGTTAGGTGCGTTAAGTGAGCAAGTGAAGGCTGCTGCCGAGCCACAGATTGATTGGGATCGTCTTTACCGTGAAGACCCCATCGAGTATGTGCGGCAGCGCGAGGTGATGCGCGACAACAAGGAGCGGGCTGCTGCTATTGATGCTGAACAGCAGCGCCTATTTCAGATCGCGCAGGAAGAACAAGTCAAGCAACTTCAGACCGTCAAGGTCAAGGAGTCGCGTGCATTGCTTGAAGCGGTTCCGTCATGGAAAGACCCGGCCAAGGCCAAGGCCGAGAAAACCATGCTGATCGAATTCGGTCAGAAGATGGGATTTACACCTCAAGAACTTGGGAACATTTATGACCACCGTGTAGTTCTGGCTCTTCGTAAGGCGGCGCTTTACGATCAGATGCAGGCCAAGCGCCAAGTCATCAAGCCGGTTACGAACAACGGACCCAGACCTGCCAAGCCTGGAGCAGCGGGGAGGGTTTCACAGATGAGCGATAGTGTTCGCGCAAAACAGCGTCTTGCCAAAACGGGTCGCGTCGAAGATGCGGCCTCCGCAATTGAACTTCTTTTGAAATGAGGTAAATCATGGCTATCGTGACCAATACCTTTACGACTTACTCTGCAAAGGGTATTCGTGAAGATCTGAGCAATGTCATCACCAACATTGCACCCGAGGAAACGCCTTTCATGTCCAACATTGGCCGTGAGAACGTGACCAACACTCTCTATGAGTGGCAGACTGACACTCTGGCCGCTGCTGCTGCTAACGCACAGCTTGAGGGTGATGACGTTACGTCTTTCGACTCTGTGACGGCAACTGTGCGTCTGCAAAACTATGCGCAGATCTCGCGCAAGACCATCGTCCTGTCCAACACCGAAGAGGTGGTGAACAAGGCTGGTCGGCGCTCTGAGGTTGCGTATCAGATTGCAAAGCGCAGTTCTGAACTGAAGCGCGATCAAGAGTTCGCAATGCTGAACAACGCTGGCACTACCTCCGGTAGCACCACTGCTGCTCGCACTAGCGCCTCGCTGCAAGCCTTCATCAAGACCAACGTGGACTATGACACCACGAACGGCGTTAACCCGACTTATACGACTCTGCCCACGCTGGGCCGTACTGACGGGACCGTGCGTACCTTCACGGAAACCATTCTCAAGAATGTGATTCAGAAGGTTTGGACTCAAGGCGGCACGCCCAAAATCTTGATGACCGGCCCGGTCAACAAGCAGCGTGTTTCTGGCTTTGCCGGTATCGCTTCTTCGCGTTTCAACATCGACGGCGGTGCGCGCCCTGCCACCATCATCGGTGCTGCCGACATTTATGTGTCGGATTTCGGCAACGTGCAAGTGGTCCCCAACCGCTTCCAGCGCGAGCGTGACGCCTTCGTGATCGATCCCGATTACGCGAAGATGGTTGTTCTTCGTCCGTACCAGCAGGTCGAACTTGCTAAGACCGGCGACGCTGAAAAGCGTATGCTGATCGTCGAGTGGGGTCTGAAGGTTCTGGCTGAGAACGCTCACGGTCTGGCAGCAGACCTTGTGACTTCCTAATCGAAGCAACGGAGGGATCGGGGAAACCCGGTCCCTTTTTAACGATGACAGACAAAAAACTATTTGATGTGAACCCGGAACTCGGGATCACTAGGACATGGCACTACGACTCGGAAAAAGACGAAGCGACGATCCAGACTCAACAGGATGTCACTGCGATCATCGAGGAGAACAAGGACGAATTTAATCAGGTGGATGAGCGCGCACGCTGGGGGGAGTGGTCCCGCGTAGCGTCTATCCCTCTGAGCCTTTACTACAAGATGAAGGAAGAAGGTAAGCTGGACGACGAAGCGTACATGAAACGCTGGCTTAACGATCCTGAAAATCGCCATTTCAGAGTGAGGCCGGGCCAAGTATGAAGACCAACTACATCGCGGTCTGCACGCCTGCGCGTGACATGGTGCATACGATGTTCACCTACGACTTGGTGAACATGGTTTGCTATCACACACTCAACACGAATGATGCGGTATCTCTCAAGATTTCCGAGGGCACCTTGATTGCCAATCAGCGCGCCGAGCTAACGCTTGACGCGATGCGCGAGGGCTGCTCGCATATCTTGTTCGTTGATTCCGACATGCGTTTTCCGCAGGACATGATTTCGCGGCTGCTCAAGCATGACCTTGACATCGTGGCTACGAACTGTGCGCGTAGGCGTATGCCTACAGGCCCGACTGCTCAGATCTACAAGGAAAACGGGGATCGTGAGCTTGTTTGGACAATGCCAGAAAACACTGGCCTGCAAGAAGTTGGCTCAGTCGGCATGGGCGTGATGATGATTAAGGCTGAAGTCTTTAAGGCTTTGGGCGAACCGTGGTATGAAACCCCTTGGCGGCATGACAAGCGCGGCTATATCGGAGAAGATGTGTTCTTCTGTAAAAAATCCCGCGAGGCTGGCTTTAAAATCTGGATTGACCACGATGTCTCGAAAGAGATCGGCCATGTCGGAACCTTTGAGTTCAAGCATGACCACACTTGGGCGATCAAGGATCTGGAAAAAGCGAGGGAATCGTAATGGCCCTGACCACTTACAACGAGTTGAAATCGTCTGTCGCGGATTGGCTCAACCGAACCGATCTGACGGCGGTGGTGCCTGACTTTATCTCTCTGGCCGAGGCGCAGATTGAGAGGACTTTGCGCACCCGTCAGATGATCGTAAGGGCTACGGCTGCAATCGATACCGAATACAGCGCGGTTCCTGCCGACTTCTTGGAAACCAAGTCGATCAAGCTCAACACAAACCCGGTGACGGCTCTGGCGTTTGATTCGATTGACGCGATGGACTTGATGAAGTCAACGATGTACCTGTCTCCTGGCAAGCCTCAATACTTCAGCATCGTTGGAGGCCAGATTCGTGTTTTGCCTGTGCCTGACAACAGCTACACGGCAGAATTGACTTACTACGCGAAGCTCACGAAGCTATCAAGCACCGCGTCTTCTAACTGGTTGCTGGCATCATCGCCTGATGTGTATCTATATGGCTCGCTGATGCAGGCATCGCCATACCTTAAGGATGATGCAAGGATTCCTGTGTGGTCTTCAATGTACACAAGTGCCTTAGAGGCGATACAGGTTGCAGATGATCGCGGCGCGACATCTGGCGGGGCTATCATGATGCGGGCTAGGACTTTTGGATAAAGGAGTGTTGAAATGTCATCGTTTACCGACTACACCGAGAACCTAGTTCTCACTTGGCTCTTGACCACTGGCAGCGCAACGCGGCCTACTGCTTGGTATGTTGGACTCTTCACTGCTGCGCCTTCTGACACTGGTGGCGGCACTGAGGTGTCCGGCAACGGCTATGCACGCACTGCAACCGGCACGATCACGGTTTCAGGCACCTCGCCAACGAACGCCACCAACTCGGCGGCTATCGAGTTCCCTGCGGCCTCTGGCGGTAACTGGGGTTCGATTGGCTGGGCTGCGATCTTCGATGCGTCTACAGGCGGCAATATGCTGGCCTGGGCTGCTCTTAGCACCTCGCGCACCATCAACGATGGTGATGTGTTGCGCATTCCTGTTGGCGATCTTGACGTTACTCTGACTTGATTGAGCGTTTCTTGTGATTGATGCGGTATTCGTCTAGGCGAATTTCTGTCTTGAGGTATTGATATGGCTTTGGTGATAAAAGACAGGGTAAAAGAAACAACCACCACAGCCGGCACGGGCACAGTTACGCTTGCTGGTGCAGCTTCTGGTTATCAGTCCTTTTCTGTCATTGGTAACGGTAACACGACTTTTTATGCAATAGTCGATTCTGCTGCCGGTACTTGGGAGGTTGGGATCGGCACATACACGTCAAGCGGAACTACCCTGAGCAGAAATACTGTTTTGGAGTCTAGCAATAGCGGATCTGCCGTTAACTTTAGCTCAAACAGCAAAGATGTTTTTGTCACATATCCTGGAGAGTATGCAGTTGTTGCTAGTAATAATCTAGGAACATCTGGGCAAGGCTTGATTTCTGCCGGCCCCAATGCTGCGGCTGCCTGGGGCAATGTCAGCGCAGACATCCAAGAGTTCACTTCTACTGGCACATCTACATGGACTAGGCCAGCAGGCGCGAAACTGGTTTATGTCTTGATGTTTGCTGGCGGCGGTGGTGGCGGGTCTGGTCGGCGAAGGGCGTTGGGTTCTGCTAACACCGCCGCTTCTGGCGGCGGCGGCGGCGGTGCTGG